GAAGCGCGGCAATCCCGGCTATCCGAGCGCCGGCTACATCGCGTGGCTCCTATGGGGCGGCGATGCTGGCCGTACCTGGGCAAGAAAGATCATGCGCCAGCAGGCGCGGATCGAAGCAGCAATCGAACGCAAGAAGGAGAGCACATGAGCACGGAAGAAGGAACCGTTCCCGCACCTGCCGCCGACGACAGCGGCGCAGCCGCCCGCATCCGCCAGCTCGTGGCGCGAGTCAAGGAGCTCGAGGCCAAGGTGGCCGAGGTCGAGCCGCTCGCCCAGCAGGCCGACAAGTGGCGATCGCAGTACGAGGAGGCGAAGGCGAGCAGCAAGGCCGAGCGCGAGGCGCTGCGCCTCGAGCGTGAGATCATGTCTGCTGGCGTCATGGACGCCGAGGGACTCGACTACGTGCAGCACGCATACTCCAAGCTCCCGGCCGAGGGCCGGCCTCCGATCGGAGAATGGCTGGCCAATCGGGACGGGCTGCCGAAGGCCGTGCGTGCGTACCTGTCTGACGCAGCACCTGCGCCCCAGCAGGCGCCGACACTGCCCTCGCAGACGGCACCGGCTACCGTGCCGATGCCGCGCACCTCGACGGCTACTGTTCCGCAGGCGCCAGCAGAGCCGGCCGTGTGGAGCGCCGAGGCGATCTCGCGGCTGAGTCCGAGCGAGTTCAAGGCGCACAGAGACGCGATCATGGCCAGCCTGCGAACGGCTTGACAGTCTGTCACGACGCGCGGTAGGGTAGCGACGAGGGCGCTGCCCTCCCGCGATCGGGCACGAACTCCCGTCAACAGCGATAGGCGCGGCCACAAACAGACCTACGGAGCCAAAAATGGCAAACGAAGTGTACTTTAGTGGCCTGTCGGGCAATGCCCGCGTGGCCGCGATCCTCAATCAGGCCGTGATCCAGAAGCTCACCGACACGGCGAGCCTCGTCAATCACCCGTCCATTCTGCAGCTCCGCGCCATGAACGGCAGCGGCTCGACCGTCGTGCAGGTGCCGGTCGTGTCCTGGGGCGCTGACTCCATGGCGGCCGTGGCTGAGAATGCCTCGGTCTCCAACACCGCGCTCACGAGCACCAACGCCAACATCACGATCGCGCGTCAGGCGCTGCGTCGTCAGATCTCTGACCTCGCTCAGCTGACCGCTACTGGCATCCCGCTTGACGTGACCATCGATAACCTCGCCTCCGATATGGTCGCCGCGTACAACAAGCGCGTCTCTACCATGATCTGCGCGCTGTCCTCCGGATTCTCCACCTCGGTCGGCTCGACGGGCGTGGACCTCTCGGTGTCCACGTTCTACTCCGGCATGTTCGCGCTGCAGCTCCAGAGCGCCAACGGGCCGTTCACCGCCATCCTGCACCCGCAGCAGCTGAACGACCTCATGAGCTCCCTGCGCTCCGAGACCGGCCCCGGCCAGTACATCGCGGCGAACCAGGAGATGCTCCTCGCGAAGGGCCAGGGCTTCGCCGGCACGCTCTACGGCGTGGACATCTTCAAGTCCTCGTTCGTCCCGACTGCCAACGCAGGCGCGGACTACCTGGGCATGATGATCGCCCCCGGCGCCATCGGCGTTGCGACCGGAACCGCTGCGCCTATCATCGGTGCAACCACGGTTTTGGCGCAGTCTCCGATCGTTGTCGAGGCTGAAAGGGACGCCAGCAATGGCTCCACGATCATCGTGGGTAGCGCGTTCGTTGGCGTCGGCGAGATCGACGATGCCAAGGGCGTCGGCATCCTCAGCGACTTCTGATCGCTGATCTACAGGCGCCCGCGCTGGTGGTTAGTCTACTGGCGCGGGCGCTTCTGCGTCTGCACTCTACGAAGGAGCAAACATGGCAGCGACATTCGGCACCGCAGGCTCGGGCAACTACTCGGCGCAGCCTGCACAGCGACCGGCAGCGATGAAGGAGCTTGTGAAGCTCGAGCCGAAGGCGGCATTCTGGTACATCCATCACCCGGCGCGCTGGTCCTACCGCGACGGCGAGTGGGTGCCGTGGCTGTCTACGATGATCGCAGACCCTGGCGTGTCGAACGTGGACCAGCACGGCAGCACGGAGGCCGCAGAGGTCGCGAAGCGCCGTCGAGGCTGGACGCTGATCCCGTGGGACGCGATCGAGGGCGGCTACTGTGTCGCCTACGAGGGCGTGGCCGGACCTGTCCACATGTCCCGCTGGGAGACGCCGAAGTTGGTCGCAGGGCAGACGCGGATCACGAACGACGAAGAGGGCTACTGGGCCTTTTGCCGTTCGCTGGTAGGGCGCTACATTGAACTTCCCGATCCGGATTTCATCGCCGTCCAGATCGAGCGCCAAGAGAAGAAGGTCGAAGAGTGGCGTGAGAAGGCGCCGAGCTCGCCCTTCCACCGCGATGCGCTCGCGGTCGAGGAGGCGCTCCTCGAGAAGATGCGCGTGGCGATGGACCGCCTGTACAACCCGCCCGCCGAGGACGGCGAGCCGGAAGCGCCGAAGCCCGCGCCGAAGCGCGCACGAGCTCGCTCGTGAGCGGCGAGCGCCCCGGCTACCGGGAGGCAATGGAGCGCATGCAGCGCCAGCTCCGAGAGGGCGGCATGCCCGCCGACAAGGCGCGGCAGGTCGCGCAGGAGACAGCGCGCAAGCACGACCAGCGCCAAAGCGATAAGGGGAAGTAGTAGGAGGCTGCGATGTCGCTCGCGGAGACGATCTACACGGCGCGGTTTCGGTCCTCCGAGACGATCGAGCGCGGGCGCACGCAGATACTGACCTGTCCGGTGCAGCGGGCGGGCGCGACTGCTGCGCCCACGAGCGGCACGATCAGCATCTACCGTCCCGATCAGACGGCGCTCGTGAACGCGCAAGCCGTCTCGATCGTGTCGAGCGTGGCGCAGTACAGCCTCACTGGCGCCACGACGACGGCCGAGGCGCTCGGTGAGGGCTGGCTGGTCGAATGGAGCTTGCTACTCCCTGACGGCGTTACCCATACCTTCAGAAATGATGCGGCCGTGTGCAGGAGGTCGCTCTACCCATGCATCTCCGACGCTGACCTCACGCAAAGGCATTCGGATCTGCCAGCGCTGCTCGGCTCGGCTACGTCGTATCAGGCGTACATCGATGAGGCGTGGGCGACGATCTGCAACCGGCTCATCGGAGAGGGCCGCAGGCCGTACCTGATCATCCAGCCTACGGCGCTTCGCCAGTGCCACCTAATGCACACGCTCGCCCTGATCTTCACGGATTTTCAAACTTCGGCCGGCGATACCTCGAGGTGGAGCGCTCTGGCTGCCTACTACAACACCGAGTATGCGACCGCCTGGGGAGCGCTCCGCTTCACGTATGACGAGGCCGACGAGAACGTCGTGGATCCGAGCAAGAAGAAGTCTGCGGCATCCACCGTGTGGCTGAACGGTCGTGGCCATAGCCTCGACGTGTGGTGGCGGTGATGGCGAGCAGGACGGTACGCCAGCTGCGTGAGGACGTGACCGCACGGATCCTTACGCTGTCAGGCTGGCGCGAGACGCGCGTAGCGCCTGACCTGTTCGGCGCCGACGCGGACAGCATCGCGCACAAAGCGTTTGCCGTGCTGTGCGGCACGACGGAGGATCAGCGTCTGTACCGAGGCAAACCGGCCGAGGGAACGCTGGTCGAGACGCCGCTCGAGGTCCACTACACCTGGCGCCTCGCGCCAAAGGACATCAGCAACAGTTACGACGACGCGCTCGACGGAGAGCAGGCCATCGTCAACAAGTTGATGGCCTACGATGCGACGTGGCCGCTGAACTACAAGGTTCAGCTCGTCAGCCTGTCCCGCGAGACGAACGATGCCGCGGAGTGGGTTCGTGGTGTTATAGTGTTCCGCATCCAGCACGTCCTTCCGCTGCAGTGAGGTACAAATGCCCCTGTCATCCGTAGTAAAGAACTACCGCGACGGCCTGATCACGTTGGCCTCTGGCGGCGGCTCTCCGATCACGCTGACCGTCCAGTACGAGAGCGGTGACTTCTCGCTGACCGGGTCCAATCAGGGCAACTACGACATCACCAAGTACCTCGATCGCGGAGACCTCGGATCCGTGAGAAAAACTGCTCGTAGCTTCCCCACGGGTAGTTTCTCGGCGCACCTCACGGAGCTGAGCGATGCGACGAACCTTACGCTTTGGGACGCGGTAAACCGCACGGGCGCGTTTGCCGCTGCGGTGTCCACACTCGGCGCAAACGCTGACGTGTACACGTTGAACATCGTGCTCACCATCGAGGGCACCCAGTTTGGCGACGCCACCGATCACGTCCTGACGCTGAACGACTGCCGCTGCTCCATCGACGTGTCCGAGGGAGATCCTGACTCTTTCTCGATTTCTTTCGAAGTCCTCGGCACGATCACGGCCACCTGATCGCGCGGTGATCGACGGCGCCCGTCGTGCTACGGTACGGCGGGCGCTTCGTTTTTGCGCCAAGGAGAAGGAGCATGGACGTATCGATCAAGGGCCGCACGATCACTCTACAGGCGCCGGCCTCCCACGCAGCACGGACGAAGGCGCTCGTGGCGCTGGCGCAGGATGGATGGCTCGGCCTGGGCGCGGCACTGGGCGTGTGCTGGGCCTCGCGCCCTGCCCTCAAGGCCACGCTCGCCGGCTGCAAGTGGGATCCGCTCGCCTACGGTGCAGCCGTGCGCGACGAGCTCCACGCCGCAGGTGTACCGGAGTCCGAGGTCAGCGAGGCCGCGAGCAAGGCCGTGCAGCTGCTCGTGGACTCCTACCCGCGCGAGGAGGCGGTGCAGGCACACGCGGATTTTTCCGTGGCCCCGACGGAGGACTCGACGCCGTAGCGCTCGAGATCGGCCTGACGTACTGCGGAGATCCTGACGCCTTCTACGCCTGGAGCGTGGATCAGCAGGAGCGCGTCCTCGGATGGTGGCGCGCGAAGCACACGCCTGCGAAGTCTAAGCGCGGGCGAATGGCGCCGCGTGAGGGTGATACAGTGAGCGCGTCAGGCGCCGCGTTCTGGGGTCTTGGAGGCTGAGTGGCTCGTGTAGTGTATGGAGGAGGGGGCGTCACAGTGGCCGTATCCGGCACGCTGGAGCGTACCCTCCGCGCTGCCTACACAGCCGCCACCAAGGGCATCGCTACCGCGATCGAGGGCATCGTGGACGAGGTAGCCGAGGATGCCCGAGACGACTGGTACGATCAGGTTGACAAGCGCTCGGGCGACTCGCAGGAGTCGATCACCTCGGAGATGCGGATCACGACGGACAAGGTGACCGGCGTCGTGTACGCGACCGAGAAGAAGACGTACATGATCAAGCGCCCCGGGCCTCTGAGCGTCAAGTCCTCGAGCAGGCTCGCGAACCCTGCGGTCTACTGGGAGGTCCGTGACTACTACCGCAAGAACGGGCAGATGCCGACAGGCTTCACCTTCGCGCGCCTGGACGAGAACGGCGACCCAATCGGCGTCCGCAAGATCCGGCCAAATCCGAAGGCCAGCGACGGGAGGAACATGTGGCTCGAGAACGTCAAGAAGCCCGGTAAGAAGCGCATCAACCAGCAGATCAGCACCATCCGTAAGGCCACAAAGAAGGCCGTGAAGGAGGCCACTCGTGGCTGACATCGACCTCAGTGTATCGGCCAGCCTCGCGAGCCTCGAGGCACAACTGGCCAAGGTGCAGGACATGACGGCTGAGCAGGCAAAGCTCATCGTCAAGGATCTGCAGGCGTCGATCAAGGCCGCCGAGAAGGCGAGCAAGGAGAGCGCCGCAGCGACGAAGAGGGCGATGCAGGACACGCAGCGCGCCGCCGAGAAGGCTGCTGCTGCGACCACCGACGTAGGGGACAAGTTCGGAAAGGTCGGGAGTTCGGCTGGCAAGGTCGCAGGCGTCCTCGACCTCCTCGTCCCGGGCCTCGGCGGCGCTGCTCGCGGTGTCGCTGACGTAGCGGACGGTATGGAGGTCGCAGCGCAGGGCGGCGACAAGCTGGCTCTGGGGCTCGGTGCTGTTGGTGTCGCTATGGGCGCGGTGGCGCTCGCTACGCAGTACTACGCAGAGCAGCTCGCGACGGTCGAGGAGGCAAACGCCAAGGCGGCGCAAGCTGCGACCGAGGCGGTCGCACGCACGAAGGCGCTCAAGGAGATTGAAGAGGAACTCGCCATCCAGACGGCGATCTCGACGGGCGCGATCACCGAAGAAGAGGCCGCGATCATGGCGCGGACTAAAGCGGTCAGCAGCGCCTATGAGGCCGAGCGTGCGTATCTCCAGTCGAAGGTGGCCAGCACGAAGGCCGCGCTCAGTGCCGAGGGCGCCACTGCTGACGCATACGGCACGTACATCGCAGCAGAGAAGGCACTCGCGGCGTTCAACGAGCGGGAAGGCGAGGCCGTAGCGCAAGCGCAGGCGCTGGAGGTTGCGAAGCAGCGTGAGGCCGCAGCACAGCGCGCCTCGGCTGCTGCTCGTGAGCGCGCCGCCGAGGCAGCAAAGCGTCTCGCCGAGGAAGAAGCAAAGTTCGAAGCTGCGAGCAAAGCGCGCTCGGACCTCGGCAGGCTGACGCTCGACTACGCCGCCGGCATGGAAAAACTCCAGCAGGCAGCAGCGGGGCAGGGCGACGAGGAGGCCAAGATCCTCGCGCGCGGGAAGGAGCGCCTCCAGCAGCTCGAGGAGCTCGCGCTCAGGACGCGCTACCTTGGGCTCACGAACGAGAAGCAGGCGGCAGTAGACGCCGCGCTTGAGAAGGCGCAGGTGCAGGTCAAGGCCGAGACACAGGCCGAGATTGACGCGATCGAGGCCGCAGCCGCCGAGAAGCGCGCCGCGCTGCGAGAGGAGGAGCTCGCAGCCGAGACAGCCGCAGCAGAGGAGAAGTCTGCAGCAGCGCGCGCAGCGCTCGAGGAGGGCTTCGGTGCGCTGAGTGGTCTACTGGAGGAGGGCGCAGCCGCGAGTGCCGAGAAGGTGCTCGCTCTCCAAGGTCAACTCGCAGATGGGAACGAGAAGCTGACCGAAGAGCAGAAGCAGGCGCTGAAGAAGCAGGTGGAGGCGCAGCGTGCTGCTGCGATCCGCGCGTTTGAGATCAACAAGGCAGCGAAATTGGCAGAGGCCGTGATCAACGTAGCCGCAGCCGTAGCCGCGAATGCGGCCAATCCGGTCGGTGCAGGGCTGGCCGCAGTGCTCGGTGGCGCCCAGATCGCCACGATCATGGCGCAGCAGCCCGCATTCCACAGCGGCGGCATGGTCGGCGGGCCGGATCAGGTAGGAGCGCGCCTTGTCGCAGGCGAGGGCGTGCTGTCCCGTCAGGGTGTGTCGAGCATCGGAGGACCGGAGGCCGTGCGTGCCGCGAATGCTGGCGTCTCGCAGGCGCCTGTCGTCGTGGCCGTCAGCCAGTATCGCCATGAAATTTTTCGGCCTTTCATCCGCGATCACCTCAGGCTCGGAGGGGATCTCGCAGACACCATCCGCGGCTCGCGCACGATAGGTATGCGAGAGGCTCTGTAGCATGGCTAGCGCGATCACCCGCTCGTACCTCCGAGGTCTGCTCCTTCCTGATCCACGCCTCACCTATGATGCGTACTCGTCCACGTTGAGCACCGCCACGCAGGCGGGTGCGATGCCTGGACAGGCGGCTGCAGCGCAGGACACCTACGCGGTCATCGCAGCGACTGGCACGCAGAGTGCAGGCGGGAGCCTGCAGGTGCAGGCGATCCGCGCCGGTATGCCCGGGCTGGACGATGCGGGCATCGTATGGCGCAACACGGGCGACACGCTGTACCGAGGGCTCGACGTACCCGCGATCGTCAGCGGGTGGGGAAATGTCGCGTACACGACGACGGCTGGCCTGTACCGAGACGCCTACGTGTTCAGCGCCAGCACGGATCGCCTGTACATCGTGTACGAGAACACGACGGCAGGCGCTGTGCGCTGCTCGTACCGGGCTGCAACCGCCTCGACGTGGACGGATGTGCAGGTGTTCTCGCATGTCGGCGTGACCGGTAGTGTATACACTACGGGCGCTCGGGCCTGCGGGCTGGAGCTCCCGAGCGGGCGCGTCCTCGTGTTCTACTGCGTGGAGGACGCGACCGCTGCGACGGTCAACGTGGGCATGTCCTACAGCGACGACGACGGCGCGACGTGGACGCGAGGGCAGACGGGATGCCTTGAGGCCGCGATCAGCACGACGAGTCAGAGCATCCGGCGCCTGCGTGCTGCCTACCTGGCGGGACAGATCGTCCTCATGGTCGATGTGGTGGACACGTCCACCGCTTACTCGCAGCGCATGGCGCAGTACGCGAGCGCGGATCTGGGCGCGTCCTTCCAGCTCGTGGATCAGTACTCGGGCGCGGACCTCGACAACCATGGCGGATTCCCTGACGTGGCCGCGCAGGGTGACGTGTTCGTCCTGACGTACATCCGCCGGGAGAACCATGCGACCTATGGCCTGCTCAACCGGCCGTGGTCGCGCACGCTGGCGAACGCCTACGCGCGCTTCACGGCTGCGACCGAGGTCCGCATGCAGGACGCGAGCAATCCGATGTCCTGGGCGACGGGCACGACGACGTGGACCGATGCCGATATGGCGCTGTGCGCTGCGGAGGGCGGGCGCCTGTACGCGGTAGGACGTGACACGGTGTTTGCCACGGGCCTCGACGCTCTCGCTGTGCGCTCGACGGATGACGTAGGCGCGACATGGTACGGCCTCGGCTCGAGCTCGCATCCGACGACGAAGGCGATGCTCTGGCGCGGACAGTCCGACTCGGTGCATCCACGCTACCTGTCGGCTGCGTGGCAGCGTGGCCGGATGATGGTCGCCCACCAACACAACAGCGTCTCTGCGCTCGCGGAGGCATCCATCTCGATCATGGCAGCAGGTGGATGGGCGACCGTCAATCTGCCCTCGCTGTCCGGCTCTCCGACGCACGCGCGCCAGGTCGCGTGGGAGCGGACGTGGCTCCCATTCAGCCCGCCCGACACTACCGATGCGACGAGCTGGGCCTACACGTCTACCGGCGCACCCACGATCGCGTTCGACTCTGCCGGCATGAACATCACCGGTGGCGTAGGCGACTCCGCGACGTGGACCGGCTCGCCTACCGGCACGCTCCAGCAGGGCGTCATCGCGGAGGGATGGGTCGATGTAAACAACGGACAGAGCACGATCCGCGTCCGTGCGGGTGTCGCTGGGCCTGCGTCGTTCGAGGCGGCGGTCGTTGCCACGCCGACGACGATCTCTCTGCTCGATGTGACGGGTGCAGTGACGATCGCGACCGTCAACACGACCGCAGCCGCCTCGGGCGTGTGGCTGCGGATCTCGGTCGGTCGTGTGGCGAGCTCGGGCACCGGACAGTGCGTGGCATGGTACGCGCCTGGCTCTCGAGGAGACACCGAGGACCGCGCGTGGGTGCAGGTAGGTGCCTCGGGCGCGCTCGTGCAGGGCGTCTCCACGACACATCGCGTGCAGTTCACATCGGGCGTGGGCGCTGGCGTCGTGCTGAATAGCATCTGGCGGTGGATGTCCTACGTATCGGACTCCTACGCTGGCACCGCGCAGACCGGCATCTACAACGCGCCCGCGAACCCGGGCGACCTCCTAGCGCGCGATCTCGCTGCTGAGCCGGTTTACGTCGCTGACGGCGTGAGCGTGTACGGCACGGACGGGCCGGCCTACCGCTCGGATACGTGGACGATCGCGGCCGACTACCGCTACCCGGTCCGCGCGATCCACGCCGAGGAGGAGCCGAGTCCTCGTCGTGCGTGGCGCTCCACGACGACGGCGAGCGAGCAGATCATCGCATGGCAGCTGGATGGCACGCTGACGAGTCCATTCCTGGGCCCGGCGCGCGTGCTGTACCTCGGCGGGATCAACTTCCGCACCGCCTATTGGGAGGGCCGAGACGGCGCGGGCGTGTGGCAGTCCATCGCCACCATCGACGCCGCGAGCGGGCAGACCGGCCTCGGCTACCTGCTCGACCACAACATCGTCACCGCTTCGGCGCCGCTCGGATCCAGCACGATCACCCGCACGATCATGGCGAACGAGCTGGCCGGCGCCTACTGGTCCTCGTCGGGCGGGACGCGCATCCGGCCGATCTCGGTCAACACGCCTGGTGTGTGGGCAGGATCGCTGTCGGGCGACGGGACGAAGATCCGCCTGCAGATCACACCGCAGGCGGGCGATCCTACGAACGGCAACGACGGCGCGATCATCATGCCGAACGTGACGGTCATCGCGGCCGAGAGCACGACGCCGAGCACGGAATACAACGCCTACCGCCTGCGGATCCCGGCGCAGACGACGAGCGAGGGCTTTTTCACGATCGGCGTGTGCGTCATGGGCTACTTCCATGTGTTCGGCCAGCAGTACAGTGCGAACCGCAGCCAGCAGATCTCGCCGTCCGTGGAGCTCGTGGAGGGCCGTGGCGGTGCTCGACGGGCTACCCGCCTCGGACCTGCGCGTCGGGCTGTCGAGGTGTCGTGGGACGAGGGCGTGGACGCGAAGCAGATCGGCAGCAACAATGCCGACTACGTGCGCCTCCATGCGAGCGGGCCGGCTATCGCCTCGGTTGCTGACGTGGCGCCCTCGATGCTGGGCGTCCTCGAGCAGCTCGACGGCGCAGTGACTCCGATCGTGTACCTGCCGCGCGTCGAGCCGATGTCGGGCGGGACGACGGTGCAGACGATCGTAGCGCCTCCGCTCATGCTCTACGGACGCATCCGCAGCGAGTCCCTGCAGGTGGACACGGTACAGGGTGACGAGTACGACGCGATCACGGGTGAGGTCTACCGCCTCGCTCGCGTGCGGATCGAGGAGGAGCTGTGAGCGCTGATCTCTACTGGCTCCTCGATCTCGAGTTCGCCGGCCAGACGCTTCGTCTGAGCACGACCGAGCTCGACGTGACCAGCGACGACGGCGTGCTGCACTACGAGGGTGGCCTCGAGGAGGTCACGCTCTCGGAGGCGGTGGAGATCCTCGATAGCCAGCTGACCGAGGCGAGCGTCTCGATCTCGGCGCTGCTGCCCGTGGACGTGCCGACGCTGGTCGCGCGAGGCCATCGTCTCGAGGGCGCGACAGGCACGCTCGCGCTCTGGCGGGAGGGTCAGACCTACGAACAGCGCCGCGTGCGCCTGATCGGGCGTGTGCAGGATCCCGAGTATGGATCGCGGTACGAGCCGATCGACTTCACCCTCGCGGACGAGGTGTGGCAGACGGACATCGAGACGCCTCCGCTCGGCCTCGAGGTGACGGGTGCGACGTGGCCTGACACTCTGCAGGACACGTACTTCGCGGGCTGGAGTGGCACGCTGCCAGACTTCTTCTCCTCGCTGACGAGCGAGGATCTGAACCTGCCGTATCCGGTCGTGTTCGGGAAGCCTGGGCGTACGAGCGGCCTGAGCGATCCTGCGTGGGAGGGTTCGATCGCCGTTCACATCTCGCGTGATCGCGGATCGCCGGGGGGAGCAGCAGCCGATCCCGGTCCTGTGATCGTCATCGCGGGACATCGCGTGCTGGCCGAGACGGTCTACCTGTACACGGAAAGCATCTCAAACGCGACCTGGAACTACCACAAGGGCACGTTCACGCCGGGGCGTCCTGCCGATAACGGCTTTCTGGTGGAGCATTGGACCGATGCTCGAGGCAACATCGTGGCGGTATGCCCGGGCGTGGCACGCAGCGACACGAGCGGCGCCGAGAGCACCACAGTAAACGGCGTGGTCGTGAACACGCTCGGCAGCAACTACCCGAGCATCCAACTGGACGACATCTCTTACCGCACCTACTCGGACGAGAATGGAGGGACGCTGTACGTCCCGATCTACGTCGGCTGGTACGATCGCACGCGTTCGGACGAGGGCGGCGGCATGGTCGGTGACGACGGCGAGCTCGTGCGCGGCGCAGGTGACGTGCTGACGTACCTGCTGCGTCAGACTGGCATGCAAGTAGACGCAGGACGCTGCGCCGCAGCCGCGAGCCTGCTCAACGACTACAAGATCGACTGTGCCATCGATGCGCGTGTGAACATCTGGGAGTGGCTGTCGGCAAACCTCCTGCCGCTCCTGCCCTGTTCGATCGCCACTGGGCCCGAAGGACTCTACCCGGTCCTATGGCGCTACGACGCACGGGCCGATCAGGCGCGGTGGACGATCGACGTAGACGCCGATCCCACGATCTCGCGTGCGGGGCGCGTGAAGATCGACTCGAGCAAGGTGGCGAACCGTTTCAGGATCGACTTCTGCAGGAACCGGCGCACCGACGAGCCGATGCAGTATCGCGGCCTCGATGCGACCTACGATCCTGACGAGCCGAGCGTCCGAGGCTCCTACCTGTGCGCGGTGTCGCAAGCCCGGTATCGGTCCTCGCGTGACTCGGGCGTTCGCGAGAAGCAACTCGACACGTCCATCATCTGGGACGTGGCGACCGCAGACGCCATCCTCGCAGTGCAGGCGCGGGCCTATGCCCTGGCACGCCGCACGGTGTCCTACGTCGTGGGTGGCGAGCGCTGGGATGCGATCGAGCGCGGTGACATCGTGACGATCACCGACTCGGAGATCGGCCTCGAGGCGCAGGTGGCGATGGTCCGAGAGGTCCAGTGGGACAGCTCGGGCAGCGTCGGCCTCAGTCTGCTCATCATCGAGGATCCCGCGCGGGATAAGCGGAGCGCGTAATGCCAGCAGCACGCCGCCCGCTTCTGCCGCCGATCGCGAACATGAACGCCCGCGTGGGCGTGCGGGTCAACGCGGTCGGAGGCGGGACGACGCAGTATCTGCGCCGTGCAGTGCGCTTCCTCGCAGGGAGCGGCATCACGCTCTCGCTCGCGGACGACGCGGTGAATGAGGAAGCTGAGCTCACGATCACGAGCACGGGCGGCGGTGGATCTGCGCCGACGACGCAGGTCATGTCCTACCGCCTATTCACGTCGGGCGTGGGCGCGGCCTCCACGACGGCGCTGACGACGGACTACACGATCGCGGTGGATCCGACGACGACGGCAGCGACGGTCAATCTGCCGGCTGCTGCGACAGTCACTGGGCAGCTGTTCGTAGTGAAGCATCTGAACAGCAGCGCCAACACGGTCACGATCGACGCAAACGGCGCTGAGACGATCGACGGCGCGACGACTCTCGTCCTGACGGCGTACAACGCTGCGACAGTGCAGAGCACCGGCTCTGCGTGGGTGGTCCTATGAGCTACCTCGTACCTCCGACGACGACGGCCGCGCGCGCGCCGCTCGCGACAGACGACGCAGGCGACGGCTACCGTGTCGGCTGGATTTGGGTGGATACAGCGGCAAAGAGCGTCTACATGCTCGCAGACGCGACGATCGGCGCGGCGGTGTGGCGTCAGGTAGCCGCTGCCATGATCCTGTCCTACGCCAGCACGGCGGCCGAGATCGACTACCTACAAGCCGGCGCTACCGCAGCGTTCGCGGCCACCGATTACCGGGTGAACTGATGCCAAACCCAACCTTGAACTGGCGCTACGTCGGAGTGCAGACCTTTACGGCCGGCTCCCTATCTGGGACGCTCGACGGTCTGTATACGCTCGGCATCGCGACGACGTATGCGGACGGCAGTGCTCGCACGCCTGGTACGGGTAGCGCATGGACGTGGGCACGCGAGCAGACGAGCGGCACGACCGTGGCGGTCTACGGCACCCCGCCAACGAACGCGCTCGGCATGCGCTACATCCTCGCCGGATCCACGTCGGCGGTCGCGTATACCGTCCTGACGCCTGACACCGCGACGGCTACCGGCCAGCTCGTCGGCGCAATGCAGAAGGGTGCAGGTGCATACACGACGTGGGGCAGCGCCACGCCGTTCACGAATGCCGGGTTTAGCGGCTACTGGCGAGCCGCTCGCCCGCACGCGACTGTCGCATACGACAGCATCTCGCTCTGGGAGTCGCAGGAGGCGTGCATGATCCAACTCGCGCAAGCGAGCACGGGCAGCACGAGCATCAATGGGTTCGGCGCGCTGTTCGATCCGGTCGGCTCGACGGCCAATCAGGCCGAGAGCGACGGGCGTCTCTACAGCATGTTCACGGCCGGCTCGCTGAGTGTGACCAGTACGACGATGTTCAACACGTCGGGTGACGGGTCATCGTTTGGACAGCATGTCGCGACGGTTAACGGCTCGCACGCCGGCTTCTTCACGCCGGGCGCCAACACCATCCGCACGAGCACGCGGTTCGGGGCGTTCACGCCGTCGAACACGCTGACGACGGCCGATAGCGAGCCGGTAGGGATCCCGCTTGCGATCACGGATCTGGTCACCGGGAACTTCCGTGGCGCATCCCGTCAGTGGTACGTCACCAAGGATCAGTTCTCGCGTGTGACCGTGATCGTGGCGCCAAACACGATCGGCTACACGGTGGCCGCGACGATCAACACGACGGCCGGTGATGCCGTCATGGTGAGGTATTAATGCTCGACTACCTGAGCGCGGTGTGCGCCGCGAACCCTGACATCGCCACGCTCCACGTCCCGCAGCGCGTCCACGACGAGGCGGGCGTGGACATCGTGGACGGTCGCGCGCTCGTCATCTGGGCCGAGGAGTACTGCGAGGGACTACGGGTAGACGGTAGCCTGGTCGTGAGGTTCTTCGCGTAGGCGCCCGCGTGCTATAACGGCGCGAGAGGTGGCCATGACAGACGGCGACTCCAGCGCTCTCGCAAGCCTGTTTGCTCAACACATGAAGCAGACGAGTATCGACCGGCGCGAGCAGACCGCCGAGTTTACGCGCGGGCTCGAGGCGCTGCGTACCGACATCCGCGTGCTGGGTGGCCTCGCCCTCCTCGGCATCCTGGCGCTCGCCGGGATCCAGGTCACGACCGAGCATGTCACGCTCACGCCGCCAGTGGCGAAGGCGGCAGAATGAGCGACGTGAGCAAACACTTCTCGTGGGCGGAGTTGACGCGCACCGGCTCCACCGAGCTCCAGCAGATCAACCGGCAGGAGGCCGAGCAGTACCGCGCAGCGCTGACGGCGCTCGCCACTACGATCCTCGAGCCGATCCGTGCGAAGTTCGGCCCTTTGAAGGTGAATAGTGCGTTCCGAGGCGCGAGCGTGAACGCCAAGGTCGGCGGCAGCAAGACCTCGCAGCACCTGCGCGGCGAGGCCGCCGACATCGTGGCGCCCTCGGTCACGGTCGAGGAGCTCCATCGCTGGATCGTCACCGAGTCGGGCCTGTCTTACGGACAGTGCATCCTCGAGAGGACGGCGCCCGCGCGTCCGTTCTCGTGGGTGCATGTTTCACTGGGGGCGCCTTGGCGATCGGATAAGCTGTGCCGTCAGGCGCTCGTCTACGACGGCGCTGGTCACTACACGACGTGGGAGCCAAAGTGAAGATCGACTCAACCGAAGCCGCCGAGATCGCCGTCGAGGCGGCGCAGCTGATCGCTCACCTGCAGGGCGCGCTCCGCAAGGACGACGATGGCGTCGTGCGCCTCGATCCGGTCGAGGGCAAGAAGCTGGTCAAGCACCTGCTCAGCCTGACCAAGAGCATCTCCTTCGCCCTTCTCGACTAAGGAGCCGACATGCCATCTCCTGAGTACCGCATCCTCAAGGTCGCCAGCGGCACGCTGTCGAACGCTGGCAGCACGACGAAGGCAACGCTGTCGCTGACGGACAGCACGCATGTCGTGCGCGTCTACCGAGTGAAGATCGCGCGCACGGCCGGCACGGCTACGACGTTCACGCCGCGCATCTACTCGTCGTCCTCGGGCACCGCGAACAGCCTCTCGCAGGAGTTCGCAGGGTCCACCACAGCGATCGCGGACCTTTGCGACGTGGCGCTCGACGGCGTGTACTGCACGACGGACGCAGCCGGCGCCCTCTACCTCGAGCCTGGTCCGGTCGGCGTCAGCACGGACAACGCATTCTCTTACTCGGTCGTGTACGAGGTGATGGCATGACGACGCAGGCCAAGCCCACCTCGACGCGCGCCTCGACGGCGGCCGTGACCGGCATGTTCGGCAACGGCGGCGATGGTGTCCTGACGGTCGTCGGCACGTACACTGCCAACACCGAGCGCCAGTGGCAGACACTGACGATCCCGAGCGGCGGTGTGTACAAGCCGGCCGGCTACAGGACGTTCGTGCGGGGCACCTGCACGATCGACTCGGGCGGCTCCTACAACGACGACGGCAACAGCGGCGCCTCGGGCGGCGCGTCCATCGCTGCGCGTCAGTGGCTCGGTGGCGGCGGCGGCGCGGGTGGCGCCCTGCGGAACACGACCGGCGCGGGTAACCTTGGCGGGGGCTCGGGCGGCAACAGTAGCCCGAATGACTCGGGCGCTGCGCCTACGGGTGGTGCGGGTGGACAGGGATCCGGCGCCTACCTGGGCGGCGCAGGTGGAGGCGCTGCCGCGCCGTCTCCTGTCGTCCGTGCTGCGGGTCACTGGTATCAGGGCCGCTACGGCGCGACGGCGTTCAACGGCGGCGGCGGCGGCGGCGGCGGTGGCTGCATCGTCAACACCGACGCGCCTGTCTCGGGACGTGGCGGCGGCGGTGCTGGGATCGTGTGGCTGGCAGCGGCCACGCTCGCCAACAGCGGGACGATCAGCGCGAACGGCGGTGCCGGCGAGAACGCGAGCGGCACGGCCACGCTCGGCGGTGCTGGCGGCGGTGGGGGTGGAGCAGGCGGCATCGTGTGGCTGATCACCAACACGCCCTCGACGCAGTGCGGGACCGTGACCGCGAACGGCGGCGCAGGTGGAACGGGTATCGGATCGGGCACGACCGGCAGCGCTGGCAACGCCGGGACGGTCTGTCTCGTCAGTTTCGGAGGGTAGGATGACGCAGGATCTATTGATCGCACCGCCGACGTGGAGCACGACCGAGTGCGTGACGGTCGCCACGACCGAGCACTGTGTCGCGTTCCTGACGGGCATCCCGCCGATCTATGAGGCGATCTCGACCGAGCAGGGCTGGACGCTGCCCTGCGTGATCACCGAGGACGAGACGGGCGCTGTCACTGCCTGGAGGGCGATCTAATGCCGGCCGTCAATCTCGCACTCCTGCCGACGATCCCGTATGTGTACTCGGGCACGACGCCGGCCGCGGTGAATACCTGCCAGCTTGTCACGATCCCGAGCGTGCCTGGCGTGGGCGTCACGATCCACAATCGCGACAAGGCGTCGAAGGCGTTGCGGATCTCGTTTTCGCCGGCCCTGACGCAGGACGGCGCGGCGCCGTCGATCTTTTTCACGGTCGGTGAGCCGATCGTTATCAAGGCAGACAGTAGCCACCACAGCGGGTTCCAAGGCGCGCACGTCCTTGCGCTGTTCAGCGACTCGGCCAGCGTAAACTACGAGCTGATCTTCACTCCGACGTGAGCTGCCCTGTCGCTGGCGAGGTGATCGAGCTCGACGCCATGAGCGCCGAGCGCCTCGAGGGCTGCGACATCCCCGAGGGCGTGACCTTCCGAATCCACTATGGAGACACGATGGACCCTGTAGCCGAGCCTGAGACGCCGCCTACCGCGCCTGTCGAGGCTCCTATCCCTCCTGCGTCTGAGGCTCCGACGGGCCTCCCGGTAGGCACTCCTGTTCTCCCTGAGGAGTCTCAGACGCAGGCTCTCTCGCCCTCCGACACGATCGACGTGTCGCAGGTGCAGGCGCTCGCTGGCGGCGATCCGATGATCATGCTGGCGGTGCTGCTGATCATGGTGCTGGGTGGCGGCGCCGGCTGGAAGTTCTGGACCCAGTACAGCCAGCAGAAGCACGAGCAGGCGCTTGAGCGCCTCAAACTCGAGCGTGACATGGCAGGGCACGGAGGCGCCTCGCCGCCTCCCTGTCAGACGGCGCATGCCGAGCTCGAGCGCAAGCTGGCAGCGCTCGACAAGCGGCACAGCGACCTCGCCAGGAAAGTCGGTCTCATGATCAGATCCGACTCTCCTGGCGTCGAGGAGCTGGACGAGCGCCTTGCCCGCGTCGAGAAGCAGGTCAAGGCGATGGCGCGGGAGCGCTGATCTCGACCTCGACTGTGTAGACGATGTGCTCGCAGGCCACGCAGCGACGACGCCTGACGACGTAGATGGGCACGTCACCTATGAGGCGCTTCGCAGCACGGCGCTTCGCTGGCGAGCACCCAGCAGGCTGCATCGTCTGCACGACCTGCAGGTCACCTCCGCAGCGTGTGCAGGTCATAGGTCGCCCTCATCGCGCAGCAGTTCGCGCGCATAGACCGCGAGCTGCGCCCGCTCGTGCGGCTCCGAAAAGCACACGGCGTCGAGGAAAACGCGGCGGGCCTCGCCAGCCTCGAGCTCCTGCATGCGAGTACGGAGAGCCGCGAGCTCCTGCCCGAGCCGATCAGCCTCGGCACGCGCCCACGTATACGCCTCGCGCATCTGCCGGTTCTCCGCGCGGACCTCCTCGAGCGCTCGCAGGCCGTCGTCCATGACCTCGGCCGGCGTGATCACAGCGACACCGCCTGCTGCCCTCCACGCGAGCTTGCGGAGGGCAGACTGCGCCTTGTCGATCTGAGGGCAGGTGTGGCCTGGGGGCTTCACTTCACATCTCCATACCCGGGCAACGGCTTGTCGATCTGACCGTGCCGGATGAGGCCGACAACGAACCACAAGAGCACGACGAAGGACCATACGACACCATGCGCCCACCCGGGCGGGTCGAACCGATCGAGCAACAGGTAGACGATCACCGTCGTCTGTATGGGGTAGTAGGTCGGCAGTGCCGAGCGTGGCAGTACATAGCGGGTCATGGCGCAGCCTCCAGCGCCGCGACGAGAGCCTCCTCTTCGCTCTCGACCCATTGTCCGCGATGATGCGGGCTACAGTCAAACTGATACCCGTGCTCTCTGGTGATCTTGATGCTCACCTGTAGGGACGGAACAGCGTAAGCCTCCCGCACCATCGCCAGCACGCACCCGCGCGTGGCAGGGTCGCGCAGGTCAGGCACGTCCACGTCGTTTGACCAGCGCCAGAGCAGCGACTGATCCCACGTCCTGCCCTGCATGTCGAGCATGCCGCGCATCGGTCGAAAGTGCTTGCACGCGACGAGGCGCTTGCCGAGGGCCGTGGCTTCGGTGTCGGTCATGGCTGTTCGTTCCTCCGCAACTGCCCGAGCGTGACGATCTCTCCATACTCGGACACCGCATAGTCGCTGTCGAGCCCCGTCGCGTAGACGGTCGTGCGTCCGCCCGATCTCACTGCAGCGTGGTCGTCGCCGGCGACCATGCGCGCATAATCCTCGTGGATCGCTCCGATGATCTGACCCGCAGCCGCGCGGATGATTACAGACGGTGCTTCGATGTTCACAGCCACAGGCGGCACACGTTCGAGCGTAAATCCGTCTCGGATCTTGTAGTACGTCGTGCTCATCGCTCCTCCTCGCGGCGGTGATCGCCGCGTTGATGCTCCGGCACCCACTTCGGCGTCGGACACCACGCCCGGTGCGGGCGCGTAGTGCGAATGTGCGCTCCGCACGACGGGCATTGGTCGCAGCGGCACCCGCCGTTCGTCCGCATCCCGCCACGCTGGGTGGCATAGCGACACGAGTTGTCTCCACAGTCCGGCATCACTCCTCCTCGCGGCGGTGCTCGCCGCGCTCGATCATTTCGGCCATCGGCCAAACGCGCGGTCGGAAGTCGATACTCGCATCCTGCTCGCGCAAGAATGCCACCACGGCGGCGCGCTCGCGCTTCGCGTCCTCGGCGTTCGCGTTCTCGGCGCGGGCGGCTTCCTCGACCATCAGCCGTAGGTCGTGGGCCTCCTCGCGTAGCCGCTCGATCTCCGCGACAAGAACCTCTTCCATGTCGCGGGGCAACGGACGGGTCGGGTGCTCCACGCGCCATGCGCGGTAAGCGTCGAGGTCGATGCTCATGCGACCTCCCAGCGGTACTCGACAGTCCGCGCGAACCCGTCCCGCGCGCCGCCTCGGTTCCAGCGACGCTCGATCGGTGTCCGCTTCACGAGCGATCGTGCGTGTAGACGGTTCAGCACCTGGTCGGCCTTTGTCGTGCGCCAGCCAAGCGTCTGCCGCAGGTAGCGAGTGGTCGAGCCTGGATGCTCGGCGACCGCCATGAATGCGCGAGCGTCGGCCACCTCGGCACGCTCATAGGTGCGCTTCAGCGCCATCGGACACCTCGACGGGTCACGAGGTCCACGCCCTCGATCCGCGCGCCGGCCTGACATGCAGCCTTGAGCGCCGCTTTGTCGGCGTCGATCGAGACACGCTGGTACTCGGTCGGAAGCGCCTGCGGCTCCACGCTGATCGAGACGCTGACCGTCTCAGCGAGCCACGCCGAGAACAGCGGCGCCTTGACCTTCGGCTCCTCACCGAGCGCTTCACGCGCGACGAGGAGCTCGGAGGCCATGCCCTTCACGCGCTCGGCTTGCGTTTCGAGGTAGCGGCGGCGCTTGGCGAGCGTCTGCTCGAGGGCTCGCAACTGGTCGCCCTCGGCGTCCATGCGGCGCACGACGGCCCAGTAGGCAGTCAGCTTGTCCTCGGTGCCGTCGATCCACGCCGCGAGCTCAGACGAGAGCACGTCGGCGTCGGCACCTTCGGGCGCCTCGAGGAGCGCTACGAGCGCCCCGGCCTGCTTCAACAGATCATGTCCGGTCATAGGTCACCTCAGAACGGCATGTCATCGATGTCGGGAGGCGGGCCTTCGGGCAGCGGTGCCGCCTCCTGGCGCTGCGGCTTCTTCGGGCCGCGAGGAGGCCAAATCACGCCGCCGCAGTCACGATCGCGGCACTTGAAGTCAGGCGCCTTGGGATTGGTCTTGGGCTTCTCCGGCGTGCCCCGGTTGTCCCACATGCGACCGCCGCAGGTAGGACAGGAGGGATCATCGCCCGTCCCGCTCGCATGCGGCGTAAACGTCGTCGTGCTGCCGGCAAAGGTCTGCTCGACCTTCTGCGCTGCACGCTGCAGCTCGGGCGACGGAGCACGAGGCGCCTGGACAGGAGCGGGTGCCATCGCAGCGGCGCCGTCATCGTCTGCTTCCGACGACAAGCCGCAGACGGCGGACAGGGCGTATCTCCGCAAATAGGTCAGGGCGCTCCCGACGCTGGGGGCGTCGTGCTTCGCGAGGCGCACGCCAGCGGTGCTCTGCAGGAACTCGCCGGACGTGTGGAGCAGGAGCGTCGTCAAGGTGACGACATCGCCCTCGAGGCCCGCGTGCTGGCTGAGCGCCAGACCGTGCTTCGCAAGCGGGCCGCGCACCGCCTCGAGACAGGCGGCGAGGTCTGCGTACCGGGACCGGAAGTGTGCATTGACCGCCTCCTTGCGGGCGGGTTCGAGGTCGGCCTGCATTGACGAGAGCGCCTTGGCGAGCTCTCCGAGGGTGTTGGACGCGAATACGGACATGACTACTCCTGCTCAGTGGTGATGGTGACAGTGGACGGCTCAGGCTCGATCCACGCGAGGACGGCGCCAAGGCCGAGCGTGACGAGGAAGGCGACGACGAGGGTATCCTTGATCATGCGATCTCCGAGAGGATGGTAGGGTCGGTGACGTAGCAGGTGACGACGACGCGGCGCGACAGGCTCCACGTCACTGTGTAGGCGACAGGCGTGCGTGCGTAGTACGCGCGGGAGGGCGCCATCTGACAGACGACACGAGCAGACTCGTTATGCACGCCGATCTCGATGCATCCCTCCGCGAGCGTCCAGCGCAAGCAGAGATCCGCATTGCCGATCGCCTCGAGGTTGTGGGCGAGGTGCAGCAGCTGCACGTAGTCGTGCGCCTCGATGTCCTCGCACTGCGGGACGATGGTCTGCAGTACGTACACGTCGCCATCCGTCCATCGCACGGCCATGCCGTCGATCTCGGCGGTCGGCGGGCGCGAGGGCGCAGCGCCGAACAGGTGCAGGCGTCCGCCATGCACGATCGCGCCGGTCTTGACGCGCTTGAGTAGGTCGTACGCCGCTTCGGCCAGCACGACGATCGGTCGGTAGGGTTCCATCATCACTCCTTGTGGCACCACATGTAGTGCGTGCTCGTGGAGGATGTCAACGCGCGTTGACGCTTTTTTCTGACGGTAGTAGAAGAGAGGGCATGGAACCGAGAGACACCATCCACCGCATGTGCGCTGCCCACAACGTGTCGCGCCGCCAGCTTGTGCAGGCGTTTGAGGAGCGGACGTGTCGCCCTTCGCGTGCGCGCGTACACTACTACTGGACCGGCGAGCGGGCGCCCGATCCCGAGGGCGCGGCGATCCTATGCTCCGCGCTCGACCTCACGGCGCGCGAGTGTCTCGAGCTCTACGAGGCGTGCGGGATCCCGACGCCCGATCCTGTCTGGGAGGCTGTCCATGGACTCTGATCTCGAGCTGCTCGACGTGAAGTGGCGCGCCATCATGATCGAAGTGGAGAAGTACCGCAGGAAGGCGCGCACCGAGTACATGGACGCGCGGACCTCCGAGTGGTGGTGCGATCAGGTGCACCTGGCGCGATCCGAGGAGCGTCGGCGTGTCGTGGAGTACCTGCGCCGACATGGGGCCGAGACGATGGCCGACGACATCGCAGCCGCGTACCACACGGAGGAACCATGAGCCTGCGGGTACTCGTCGCATGCGAGTTCAGCGGCACGGTGCGCGATGCGTTCGCAGCGCTCGGACATGAAGCATGGTCCTGCGATCTGCTTCCATCAGCGGCGCCTGGGCTGCACTATCAGGGCGACGTGCGCGACATCCTCACGCAGCGATGGGATCTCATCATCGCTCACCCACCATGCACGTTCCTGTCAGTGTCTGGCATGCACTGGACGCGCCGAGGGCTGCGGGATCCGCAACTCACCGAGGATGCGCTCGAGTTCGTGCGTCTGCTGATGGACGCACCATGCGCGCATGTTGCGGTGGAGAACCCCGTCAGCGTCATCTCGTCTCGGATCAGGAAGCCTGATCAGATCGTCCATCCGTGGATGTTCGGGCATGATGCGTCTAAGGCGACGTGCCTGTGGCTACGCGGCCTGCCAGCATTGACGCCGACTCAGCAGGTGGAGCCGAGGATCGTCAACGGGCGCAAGCGCTGGGCGAACCAAACGGACAGTGGGCAGAACCGTCTCGGGCCGTCACCTGATCGATGGGCGAAGCGCGCGGCTACCTATGATGGGATCGCCCGTGCCATGGCAGAGCAATGGACCGCATACCTGGAGACTTCGCCATGAGCGTCCTCGGCATCGACCCGGGCCTCGACGGCGCCCTCGTCGTCTACGCGCACGGGCGCATCGTGGAGCAGCGCTGCACGCGCGACCTCTGCCCAGACGGCTACGTCCCCGAGCAGATGGACGGGCTGGTAGGCCAGTGGTGCAGCGAGCACCTCGTGACCGTGGCCGTCCTCGAGCGCGTGGCCTCTCGACCTGGGCAGGGTGTCGCGTCGATGTTCAAACTCGGCTACGGCGTGGGCCTGTGGCGCGGGATCCTTGCGGGGCGCGTGCCGCACGTCATCGAGCCGACGCCGCAGGCGTGGCAGCGCGTCGTCCTGCGCGACATTCCTGGCGAGGGCAAGGCGCGGTCGATCGCTCGCGCGTCCATGCTGGCAGGGCTGGATCTGACGCCGGGCAGGCGCCGCAAAGCCCACGACGGGCTGGCCGATGCTGCATGCCTCGCGCTGTATGGGGCGGCGCTATGACGCCGGAACAACGCATAGGTCAACTGACTCGTGAACTGGAAGCAGAGCGAGAACGCATCTATGCGAAGTACGACGCGGCACACGCAGCAGACGAGCGGCGCGCTGTGTTGATCATTTTTGTGATCAGCGTCGGATCCAGTCTGTGTGCAGGCGCTGCATGCCTCGCGCTGTATGGAGCGACTCTCTAAAAATCTTCATCCTGCTCCTTGCACTCGATACATGGTGCGTTATTCAAGGTGTGTCGGGCGGCAATGAAGCCGGCGACAGAGAAGGAGCAACGACCATGTACGAGTGCACGAACGATCGCTACTGCGCCACCACTGAGATGTTTGAGAGCGTCGAGGACTTCATCGCCATGTGCGAGCAGGTATTCGGCAAGGCGCCTGTCCTGCTGGTCACGCCGTATGGCGTTGTCATCGATCCCGTGCGCGGAGAGACCGTGCTGCGCGAGGTGGCGGTATGACTCACGGTGGACCTCGCCCCGGCGCTGGCCGTCCTCGCACCTGGGCTACGAAGCCGATCGCTCGCACGCTCCGCATGTCGGAGGAGGCGTGGGCTACCCTCGACGCGTTGACGATCGTCCTCGGTTCGAGCACATCGCAGGCGGCAGCAGCTGCGATCTGCATGGCGGCTGAGGGCATCGGCCTGCGGCGCAAGGTGGCCAGCGACAGCGAAGCGTAGTACGAGCAGAGCGCATCACGTTCTTCCTCCTCGTGATGTCCGGTCGGAGCGGGTACCAGCCGCTCCGATCTTTTTTTGCCACCTCGTCATCCTCCTGCTATGTGTTACGTGTGACACACAGGAGGCATATGGAAAAGCATCTGACGGTGCGCCTTGAGGCGCAGGAAGTGGAGCGGGCCGAGCGCCTGGCGGTGCAGAGCGGAACGACTCGCAGCGATGTCGTGCGCGCCGCGCTGCTGCGCGGCCTCGCCATGCTCGAGGAGCAGGTGACGGTAGACATTCACGCGGCGCTCGCAGCGCGGGCCATCGTGCTCGGAGGTGGCAAGTGAACGACTGGAACCCTGTGTTTCGCAACTCGGCCATCCGGTACGTCGAGAAGCGCAACTGGCATGTGTTCGCGCTGCAGCCGCGGACGAAGCTGCCTGCCACTACGCACGGATGGAAGGATGCAGTCAATGACGCGGAGGCCGTGCGCGAGATGTGGGGCGCGCGTGAGTGCAACATCGGACTCGCGTGCGGTCCGATCAGTGGCGTGTTCGTGCTCGACGTGGACGCCACGCCGCCTAAGAGTGGAGGGCTGACAGGACCGGAGGCACTTGCCATCCTAGAGGAGCGCAATGGCGCGCTCCCGCCGACGCTGCGAGTCAGCACGGGCGGCGATGGATGGCACATCTACTTCCGCTGGCCGCAATGGCGACCGCTCCGCAACCGAGCGCGGATCAAGATCGATGGTCAGCAGACAGGTCTCGATGTCCGAGCCGAGGGTGGGTACGTCGTGCTTCCTCCGAGCATCCATCCGAGTGGCGGTGTGTACCGCTGGGACATGGAGCGCACCGAGCTCCTCGACGCGCCTGGTTGGTTGCTCGATCTACTCGACCCGCCGAAGATTGAAGCGCCGAAGGCTCTGCAGGCTACCGCGCCCGTCTCGGCCTCCGACACTGAGCACTACGGGCGCAAGGCATTGAGCAACGCAGTGGAGCGCATCCACGCAGCCGCCGAGGGCGATCGGCATGGTGCGATCTACCGAGAAGCAGCGGGCATGGGCGAGCTCGTGGCAGGTGGCGTCCTGCAGGCCGATGTCGTTGAGGCCGCGCTTGTCGCTGCAGGGCTGGCGATCGGAAAGGCCCGCGCCGAGGTCGAGCGCACTGTCCGAGACGGGATGAAGCAGGGTGCCACGCAGCCGCGCACGCCGCAGCCGAGGCCCGTACCCGGTACGGCTGTCGCGCCGAATGGCAACATCTACCGTCCATCGGATGCCGGCAATGCTGAGCGCCTCGTGGATCGTTTTGGCCCTGACGTGCGGTGGAGTGACGGCGTGCAGGGTGACGGCTGGCTCGTGTGGGACGGCACGCGCTGGGCGCCCGACAACATGCGCCAGCTCAACACCTATGCGTTGCACGTCGGACGGGACGTGATCGCGCATGCTGCAGCCGTGTCGCAGCAACTGCGAGACGTGCAGGCCCGAGCGGGTAGTCCTCCATCGCCTGCAGAGTCGGCACAGATCTCGGCGCTCCGCACGGAGGCCAAGCTCTGGGAGCGCTGGGCGCGTGACTCCGAGATGGTTGGACACGTCAAGGCCATGCAGACGCTGGCGCAGGGGCATGTGGCGATTGATCAGGAGCGCCTCGACGCCGATGCCTGGGCGCTGAACACTCCGAGCGGTGTCGTGCGTTTGCTGACGGGTGGCCTCGAGCCGCATGACCGAGACGCGCTGCACACGAAGATTACGGGCGCTTCGCCCGAGGGTGACTGTCCGATATGGATCGCCTTCCTGACGCGGATCATGGGCGGCGATGCCGAGATGGTCGCGTTCCTGCAGCGCGTCGTCGGGTACTGCCTGACAGGCTCGACCCGCGAACAGTGCATCTTCATCCTGTACGGCAATGGGTCGAACGGAAAGAGCACCTTCCTCGACACGATCCGCTCGGTGCTGGGTGACTACGTGAGGCACGCGCGGGCCGAGACGTTCATGAAGGACAACCGTGGCGGCGGGATCCCGAATGACGTGGCAGCGCTTCGCGGCGCGCGGGTCGTGACCGCCTCGGAGCCGTCACAGGGCGAGCGCCTGGACGAGTCGCTCGTGAAGGAGATGACGGGCGACAGCGCCATGACGGCGCGGTTCATGCGCGGCGAGTTCTTCACGTTCCAACCGCAGTTCAAGGTGCTGCTCGCGACAAACCATCGCCCCGTCATCCGTGGCACGGATCACGGGATCTGGCGCCGCATCCGGCTGGTCCCGTTCACTGAGAAGATCTCGGACGAGGAGAAGGATCGGGAGCTCGGCGCCAAGCTCGCGCGTGAGGCGAGCGGGATCCTGCGCTGGGCCGTCGAGGGCTGTCTCGCGTGGCAGCGCGAAGGATTGAACCCGCCTGAGGCCGTGCTCATGGCGACGGACGCCTACCGTGCAGACATGGATCTGCTTGGCCATTTCCTTGCCGAGCGCTGCGTCGTGGGCGCACAGACGGTCAAGAACACGCCGCTCTACAAGGCGTTCTACGACTGGTGTACTGACAACGGCGAGAAGCCCCGCTCTCATAAGTGGATGTCCGAGGCGCTTCAGGATCGAGGCTTCAAGCAGAAGGGCGGCCACAAGGACGGCCGCACCTGGATCGGCCTCGGCCTGATCGAGGATCAGCTGCCGCAGATCCGTGAGGTTCCGAAGCACTGGTAGGGGACGGATCGAGGGGACAGATCATACCCATCTAAAACATAGGCAGTAGGCTCAAGGGGACAGGTGGACAGGTTGGTGCAGACATCATCTGCTCCTATACACGTAAGGCAGTTATCCATAGGCCTCGTATAGAAATCAATCAACCCTGCTTTGATCTGTCCACCTGTCCCCTTGCAGTATTGATGCGGGTTGTAGAAGGGCGACACCTGTCCCCCGTCCCGTCCCCAACCTGTCCCCCGACAACAGACGACAACATCAGAGGAGGTAGAGATGAGTGAGCATGAACTACGAAGCGGGAACGATCCGAGGCTGTACCTGGAGTCGGACGGAGAGATCTGCTGTTCCGGCTGCGGCTTCCACTGCCTACAGTGGCACGAGCAGCGCTCGTCCTCGCGCGATCAGAGCGTGCTGATCCGCACGCGATGCGAGGGCTGTACCCGTGTCGCTGACCTGCATGTCGTCTGGTACAAGGGTTCAATCCTGACACGCTGGTACGTCGTGGCCGAGCGATCAGACTTCGAAGCGCCTGCACCGCCGATGCAATGGCCTCCGGCGCGTACCTGAGAACAGGAAGGGTCGTGTATACCGACGGACCCCCCCGGGACCGCGATAGCCCCTCGACCCACGCCCCCCACGCGCTTTATTGAATGGTCCCGTTCAAGGTCGATAGACTACGCTGAAGGAGCAAGAACATGCCGATCCGAGGCAAACCGCCGAAGAAGAAGCCGATGGTGGCGATGACGCCGGAAGAAGCGACGACAGCGCCCTATGTGGACTACCTTCGCGCGAAGCTGATCCAGCTCGAGCAGGCGACGATCGATGCGAACCGGGCCGGCTCCTGGCAAGCCATGTTCTCGGGCGCACAGAAGGCGATGGAATGTCGTCGCGAACTGGATGCAGAGATCGCGAAGGCGTCCTCGCCAGACTCGAGCATGAGCGACGAGCAGCTGCTCGGGATCATCGTGGGCGCTGTCGCCTCGCTGCCACCGCAGCACCTCGAGCGCCTCGAGGACGCGATCGAGATGCGCCGCACGGGTCGCGTCGTGCGCCTCGAGAGGACGACCGCATGAGCGCATACGGCTACGAGCTCGTCCGGTCAGTGGTCGTAGGCGAGCGCGAGGTGGATGGACAGCGCGTGCCCGTCGAGGACCGCGTGGAGCGCTGGCCGATCCGCACGAACAAGGGATCGTACTGGATCGTGCTGCAGGACGTGAGCGAGGGACAGGCGCGCAAGGCGCGGACGTTCTACAGCCGTAAGGCGGCGCTTCAGAGTTTCGACCGCCTCCAGCGTGAGCGAGCCGGCCTGTGAACCTCGCCGCACTGGCCTCGGCATCGCACGTCCTCCAGCGTCGTGCGGAGAGCGATCCGCTCGCGTACTTCCGGCCGACGCCGCCTCAGCTGGAGTTCCTGCGCTCGACGGAGCGCATCCGGCTCTACCGCGGCGCCAATCAGGTAGGAAAGACCTGGGTCGGCATGGCCGACACGATCTGGCGGTGCCTCGGATCGCATCCATACCAGCCTGTCCGGCCAGCACCGATCGAGGCGCACGTCGTCACGGTCACGTCGCAGCAGGGCGTAGCCATTCAAGAAAAATGCTGGGCGCTGCTGCCGAAGGACGCGATCTCGCCGGATGTCGAGTTCATCCCTGGCCGCGGCTTCCGCGGGCGTCAGCCGATGGTCACGTTTCGCAACGGGTCGATCCTGAAGTTCCGCAGCGTCCAGCAGGGCGCGCTCTCGATGGCCGGATCTACGCTCGATCACCTGCTGATCGATGAGCCACCCGAGGAGACGCTGTGGAACGAGCTCGTCCCGCGCGTGTTCCGCAAGCAGGGGACGATCAGCCTTACGCTCACGCCAGTAGGCCAGCCGCTCGGCTGGCTGAAGAAGCTCGTGGAGGAGCGGCGCGTCCATGACATCTGCGCTCCGCTCAGCGTGGAGAACACGACGCCGATCGGAGGCAAGCCGCTGCTCACGCAGGAGCGGATCGATGAACTCGCGGCGCACATCCTCGAGGCCGAGCGCGGACAGCGCCTGTTTGGCGAGTGGGAGACGGTGTTTGTCGAGGGCCGGGTGTTCCCGATGTTCGACCCGAAGAAGCACGTTCGCGACGAGGCGCCCGAGGGTGATTGGCTGATCGGCGTCGGCGTCGATCATGGCAAGGAAAGCGGAGCGCAGGTGGCGATCCTGTCAGCGATGCGGACGACGGAGGAGGGCCATCACCAGATCCGCGTGCTGGATCAGGTACAGAGCGACGGCATGACGACGCCGGAGCAGGACGCCCGCGCGATCCTCGACATGCTCAAGCGGTGTGGCATCCGCTGGGAGGAGGTCGACCGCTGGGTGGGCGACCGCGCCGCGATCAGCAGACGCGGAGGGGCCATAAAAAGCAATGCGATGTTGGTCCAAGCGATCGAGCGCGACCTGCGCCTCCCGATCGGTGCATGGCCGGCTCGCTTCCACACGGCCTTCAAACCGAAGGGGTCGGTCTATGCCGGCTATCGCCTGTTGCAGGCCGCCATGCTCAGGGGACCGGAATATTTCATGGTCCACCCGCGCTGCAAGCGCCTGATCGATGACCTGTCGCGCTTCGACGGTCGCGAGTCGAGCGAGCACAAGCACTCGATTGACGCGCTGCGATACACCCTCGAGCTCGTGACGCGGCGTCTGTATGCGCCGCAACTCGTCCGTATCGGATAGGATGGCCCGCATGCACTACGCGAACCTGCAGCTCCCGAAGCCGCCCGCTCCTGGCAACCCTTCTGAGGCCAGCCGCTGGGAGCACACTCGGCATCGACGCGCGCTCATGGAGGGCACCTGGCTGTCGCTGCTCGAGTCGCGTCTGCAGGAGCAGCTCGGCAGCGTGCGTCGTGCTGCCTGGGGACGAGCGGACCAGAGCGCTAATCCCTATAAGGTGGTGGCCACCGAGCTCGCCACGCTCTACGACGCACCGCCCGATGTCCGCCACCATGCCAGCGTGGACAACGCCGAGGCGCTGACGGGCGAGGGCGGGTTGATCGACCGCGCAAACCTCTGGCCTCAGATGTCCCGCTTCCAGAGCATGGTGATCGCGCTCCGCGAGATGTGGATGCGCGTGGATGTCGAGGACGGGCGCCTCTCCTACCGCCCGGTGTCGCCTGACATGACGATCGCAGAGGCCGATCCGAGCCGGCCTACCGTGCCGCTCATGTTCGCGGAGCTCCGGCCTCGCATGATCAACGGCAAACCGACGTGGACCTGGGATGCGTTCGACATCCGCGATCCCGAGTACCCGACGTACCGGGTTCACATCGCGACGAACGGGGCCGAGTTCGGCGAGGACATCACCCGGCAGGTGCTGGGCGCGGACTACAGCGGCGAGGCGTACCCGTACCGGCGCTCCACGGGCGCTCCGGTCCTGCCGGTCGTGCTGTACCATGCCAGCCTTTACGGCGATCGGCTGTTTGACGCATACTGCGGGATCGAGCTGCTGGAGGGCAGCCTCAATCTCTCGGTGCTCTACACCTACTTGAACCACTGCATGCGGGACGCATCCTTCCCGCAGCGCTACGCGGTCGGCGTCCGAGTCGCTGGACTCGAGCAGGTAGACGGACAGACGCGCTCGGCACGGACCGAGGTGATCACGGATCCCACAACGATCCTTATGTTTGATCCGATCAGTGAAACACAGCAGAGTATGGTAAGCCAGTTCCAAGCCGGCGCGGACGTGGAGAAGCTGGAGAGCACGATCGCCGCGATTGCTCATAGATTGGCTACCGACGCTGGCCTCTCGCCTTCGGAGCTCCAGCGCACGAGCGGCTCGGCCAAGAGCGGGTACGCGATCAGCTTGTCGAACGAGGGCAAGCGTGTTGTCCAGCGTCGCTACGTGGCGCAGTTCCGCTACGCGGACGAGGCCCTCGTGGGCCTTAGCGCCATCATCTACAATCGCGCGATGGGCACGCAGTTCCCAGAGGGCGGGTACTCGGTGATCTACCGAGAGATCCCGCTGTCGCCCGAGGAACTGTCGGCACGCCGCGAGCACGTGATGGCCATGATGGACGCGGGCCTGATGGATCGCGTCGAAGCCCTCCGGTACTTCGGCTCGATGACCGAGCAGGACGCGGTCGCGCGGCTGAAGGCCATCGACGAGATGAGCGGAAAGGCGCCGCCTGCAACGGCAGAAGAAGGAGCAAGGCCGGAGGCGGCGCCTGTCGCGCCCGTATCCTCTGCGCCCGTCGTCGAGGTCGATGAGGCCGTGGACGAGCTCCGCGCATCCGAGGAGGCGCTCGCCGGCATGCTCGACGGTACGCTGACGGACGATCAGCGCGACATGTTGCGCGCTGTGCTCGAGAGCGTGCGCGAGGCCCGCGGCTACCTGACCGGCCGAGAGGTCGAGGCCGAGGTCGAGCTGCCAGGTGAGGTCGAGAGCGAAGCCTCCGAGGAGTCGTAGTGCCGTTCGTCTCGGAAGCGCAGCGGCGGTATCTGCGGCTGAATGAGCCTGCGGTCTACCGCGAGTTCAAGCGCGCGGAAGAGCGTGGCGATCTCGACCTGCGTCCGCCAGCGACCGTAGCCGCCGCCGCAAAGCGCGGCCTCGAGCTGCGTGCGGAGTTCAACCGAGGCGGCACGGCGGTCGGTGTCGCGCGGGCGCGCGACCTGAGCAACCGTCGAGAGCTGAGCATCGAGACGATCAAGCGGATGAACGCCTACTTCACTCGCCATGAGATCGACCTCGAGGCGCCGGCCGCGAAGCGCGGCAATCCCGGCTA